TCTTTTGTTTTTGTGTTTCCAAGATGACTTTAAGTGCATCTTCTGAAATTTTTCCATTAACTGTTATTTTCATCTTTAGGTTCCTCCGTTCCTACTTGATATTGATTTGCTTTATCAGCATCAACAAAGTTTAATGATTGAAGGCGTTTGTTTCCACCTTCTATAGGTTCTAGTCCAAGTAATGCTCTTGATTCATTGAGTGACATAATTCCTAGACTCATCAATTTTTCAATGGCTGTAACTTTGGTATTCCATGATGCGTACTGCAATCTTTCGCTGTAAAAGATAATTTCTTCTCCACGTTCCAATTGATTATTGGTAAGTAAGCCTATAGAAAAAGCCTCGCTAAGTTGAATAGCTAAAGGCTCAATGGTTGACTCGTAAAATGAATTAAATTCCTCTTCTGAATACTTACTTGTGAATATTGGAACTGAGACACCAAAATAATCGAGTATTTTTGATTGCAAGAATTCTAGTGTATCTTTATCGATTAATTTCGGATCAACATCCAAAGGAATATACTCACTCTTTAAATCAATCGGAATGATAGAACTTCCCTTTGTGTTGACTGAATCAGAAAGTGCACTATCAAAAAGTTCTCTTTGCTTTTTCTTATCGGCTTCTGATAACATCCCGTTCATCTTAACTATACCTTTAATCTGCATGGAGGATTTAATTGCATTATCAATCCCTTGTAACAAGCTATCATTAATTGATATTGTTTTAAGAATTGCCTCATGATCACCACTTGATCCATTACCTCCAAAGATATCGTTTTGTCCAAAATGGCGTCTTAAATGGATAATATTGTCGTATGGTAAAATGTATGATTCTCCATTATCAAATAGCAGTTTGATGAAATAGGTGTTAGCATTATCAACAATCATTTCAACTGTAATTGGTCTTAATGGATAGATACCTTTTAGTTCACCCGTATCCTTATCGAACTTCGGATAAACAAACGCATTGTCATTTAACAAGAGTAATGTAATTGTCTTGTAGATGAAATCATAGGGTGTCATAATCTCGTTAGGTTTATACTTCAATAAAAAAGACAGTCGACCTTTTTTCTCGGTTACTGTCTTATCGTTTTCGGTTTTTATAAATCTTGGTTTGAGCTTAGCACATTGGCTGGCAACTCTATCAATACAGATCTTAACCACATCACTTTTTGAAATGTTTGTTCCAAAAGGTGTATAAAATGTATTTAAATTACTAATCAACTGGAGTGCATCAAATGATCCAGTTTTACTTTTTCTTTTAATGAGACCCATGTGCACCTCCTAGATCATATTCTCATAATCAGTTTTGTATCTATTAAGAATAACATATGCAATGATCAACGCGACTGTACCATCAATTCGCTTGTATTTAGAATTAAGTTTTGATGGTTGTATGTTTCCATTTAAATCAACTTTCGCTTGTGTATTTGATAGACACCACTTCATGATTGGATTGTTATTGTAATTAACCAAATTGTTCTTTAAATCAGCTTCCAGAATTTTCATGGGTTCAGACAATGAGTAGATACCTTGTCTAACTTTGTCCATATTAAATCCTAAGTCTTCCATTTCCTTTATCCAATATTGTGAATTCCACGGATCATAACCTACCCATAAAGGTCTAATACCATATGTTTGTATCATCTTCATGAACCACTGCGTAACCAAAATAAAATCATTTTGATTGCCTTCAGTTAAAGTTACAAAGCCTTTCTTAATCCAGATATCATATGGCACGTTATCTTCTTTGATTCTTTTCTCTACAACTTCGCTTGGCATAAAAAAATGTGGAATCACATACTTCTTGTTGCTATCTCGTTTTTGAATAACAAGTACTGCAGCTGTTAAATCAGTGGTCGATGATAAGTCTACGCCACCAACCGCATATGAATCTCTTAGCTCATCAATTGAGTAAGTATCTTCATTGTTTAGGTCATCAAAGGATAACCACGATCCAGAATCTGCTTGTTTGATATTAAAATCTTTACAAAGCATAGTCACTCTAGTTGATAAATCATGCTTCGATTTGTTCATAACATCTTCTAAGTATAAAGGCGTTTTAACCACACCAATACTGGGATTTGACTTTTGCCAAGTTGATTGATCTTCATATATCTCTTTGGTTGAATCTTGAGTGTATAACCAGGGCAATACCCTATGATCTGATATTTCACCTTTTAGCATCTTTCTTGCATAATCTAACTTGCTATCTAAAAAACCACCAATAGTTGTTCCTTCGGTGGTTATGATAAATATGAGTGGTTCTTTTTTAGTTGATTGTGATTGCTTGATTGCATCATAGACCTTAGAATCGGTCATTTCATGAACTTCATCAATACACCCAACCTCGATATTGTAGCCATCCTTATTTCTTGATTGTGCTGATAGTTTCTTTATCTTGTTCTTTGTTTTTGGAGAGTAGATGTGAAAGATGTTCTTCTTGCTTCTGGTTTCTTTAGATAATGCTGGAGATTGTTCCCTCATATTATTAATCTCTTCAAAAAGAATGTTAGCTTGTTCTGTTGTATTAGAAGCACATACTATGTCCACTCCACCACTTGAAAGAAAAAACTCAGCTAAATCAATCCCTGCAACAAATGTTGTCTTACCATTCTTGCGAGCAATCAGTAATATGACTTCATTAAATCGTCTTAATCCTGTATCAGCCATTTTGAATCCATAAGCAGTTTGAATGAGTGCTTTTTCCCAAAGTTCTAAGATGAATGGTAATCCATTAAATGGTGACTTTGTATGTTTACAAAATGTCTCAATGAAATCAATTCTTAAGTTACCTGGTTTTTCATCAAAGATGTACGCAGGGTTATCCAGATCTTGGATAAGTTGATCTAACTCAGTTTTCAGTTCTTGCCCAACGATTATATTTCCATCTTCAATTTCATTATAGTATTCAATTAAGTAGTTCATTCATTTGCTCTCTTAAGAAACTCATCAAATGCATCATCTCCATCATCAACTTGTGTTCCAAGAATAGTATTTAGTGTTTTAATGACTGTCCCATATGAATTCACAAGTTTCGTGTAATATTTAGCTGCTTCGGTTTGACGTTGTGTACCTTTGCTGGATAATTGAATAGCTCCATGCTTTCTGATTTGCTCTTGTAACTTATCAAGTTCCACCTTCATAAATGCAGCTTGATAAATTAAATTATCTACTAATTCTGTCTTTGATTCATCAACCAAAGAAAAAAGCGACTTTAATCGCTCGTATTCATGTTCTATTTTCATAACTTGTTAATATCCTCTAAATATACTTTAGAAAAACTATCAAAATATGGATCGTCTTGAATTTTATTTTTCTCGAAAATATGCAAGCTTAATTTATTTAATATAGGTATTATTTCCGAATTCAAGTCTGCTATTTTCTTTATTTCTTGTGATTCTATATCTCGAGCATGTGTTATTTCTTCTCTTAATCCTTTCAATTTCAACCATTCAGGTTCTGTTAATCCATCTCTAAGACTAGCTTCATATAATTTTCTAGCTTGAAATATGGCATTGTGACAAAGCGTCATATGCAAATCACTATAAGCAATGTGCTTATTTTTAAACTCCTCATCAGATATATTTAGTTCTTTAAATCTGTTCAAAATTTTATCTGTTAAAAACTTTAGAAGCATCAAACTTCTTATAAAATTTTCTTCTAGGACATGCATATTCTCACCTACTTCAAAACTAAATTCTGGATTTTCAAAAATAAGAGCCCGCATTTTTTAATTGCCCCCCTGTGCGGTACCCCTCGATAAATATATCAAAGTAGGGTGGGGGGTTAAATTTTGTCCCAATTATGATTAGAATAATTAATTGCGTCTTGCTCAGTAACATTAAACATGTTTGCCCCATGTATCTTTTTGATTTCAAAATCTCTTTTCCAAGACAAAATAACATCTTCTTGCTCATAAAATGATTGACAGTTTTCTAAAAGTTCAATTTGCTTATACTGATATGCGTGTCTAACTTCATGTAGAACTTTTATTTTCCAAACTGATTCATTGTTAATATTGGCTAAATAATCATCTGCGTCAATGACGATTGCTTTACTTTCATCAACATAAGCATAGTATCCAGGATTACAACCACCATACGGAATAGGTCTTTTTGAATCAAATTCACTTCTAAATTTTGTGTCTTCATGATTATTTAATTTGTACTGATAATCTTCTTTGTTTAAACGTAATTGTTTAAGAGCTTTATTACAATAGTCAATAAGTTCTTTTTCCTGAATATTAGTTAGACCTTTGAACATAGAGCACACCTCATTTATAAACATTATACCAAAGTACAATTGTTTATTCGAGGTTATCTATGAATTAAGTTGCCATCCTTATCAAATTCTGTCTCTTTAGAGAACCGCTTGTGTTCTGCATTGTGACATTTCTTACACAAGAACTCTAAGTTATCTTGATTTAAACTAATCGATGGATCAATGACATTCTGTACAGTTAACTTAATGATATGATGTACTTCTTCACCTAATGCACCGCAACGTTCACACTTTCCATTAGCTTCTCTTATCTTGATTTCTCTTGCTACTTGCCATTGAGTTGATTTATAAAACCGATGGAGTTCTTTAGGCTTTCTCATATAGTTTTTTCAACTCTACAATCTTATCATCTACATGTTCCCAATGAACGTCTAAATCTTCTCTACCGAAGTGTCCATACTTCGCTAACTCCTGGAACTTAACATTATCAAGGTTGAGTTCTTTTCTTATACTCTGTGGTCTAAAATCAAATACTTGATTGATAAGATCTTGTATTTTATCATCACTCATAATTCCAGAATTAAATGTATTCACATAGACACTTACTGGTTTAGCAATACCGATCACATACCCCAACTGTATCTCGCAATGTGTCGCCAAACCTGCCCCTACAACGGCTTTTGCTACGAATCTGGCATAATAAGCCGAACTGCGATCAACCTTGCTTACGTCCTTGCCAGAAAAGGCTCCTCCGCCATGCTTTGCATAACCACCATAGGTATCGACAATAATTTTTCGACCAGTTAATCCTGAATCTGCGTAAGGACCACCTATCACAAACTCACCTGTAGGATTAATAAGGATCTCTGCTTCTTTGATTGCTTTATCATCTAAAACTTTTTTTAACACTTCATTGATTATGATATCTTCATATAGTTCTCTTCGTATCCACGATTTTGTTTGTGCTGAAACAACGATTGTTTGCACTTTTTTAGGTTTACCTTTTTCATACAAAACAGATACCTGACACTTGCCATCTGGGCCAAAGATATGTGAATATTGTTCTTTACGAGCTTTGTCCATCTCTTTAGATATTTGATTTGCTAACATGATTGGTAGTGGCATTAACTCTGGTGTTTCATTACAAGCATAACCAAACATAATCCCCTGATCACCTGCACCTTGTT